GGAATCAGGAATCAGGAATCAGCCGGGCTCGACATGGCCTAGGACATGCCTAGGCCCGTACATTGGCTGGAAAGGGCGAGATAGAAGGGTTTTGCAGATACAAAAAGCCCCGCGTGGTGCGGGGCTTGGTGGCTAAGACGCTAGGTCTATCTCGTCATGGTAAGCCTTCACGACGTACAGGACCGGCTTGTCATCCACCACTTCGACAGAGACATCAACGATAAATGCCTTGTGGTATATCTGCGCCTCTGCGATGACCATGCGCTCCTTCAGCTCTGGCGAAGCAAACATCACCTTAACGGGATCGGGGTAAATGCTTTCGACTCTGGCTTTGTCACCTGACTTTGCCTTGGCGTCGCCGCGAGTCTGATACCAGCGCAGCGCAACCATCTTGTGCTCTCCTCCAGGCAGCGGCTTGGATGGCTCAAGGAAACGCCGGAAGTGGTTCTGCGCTGCGTTGGCCTCGGTTGAACCTATGTTCAGCGTGAAGTTGATAGTCCCGTTGTTCTCAACTGTTCCAATGTTCATCTGGGCACCCTGGTCGCGCGCTACTGGTTCCAGGATTTTGACCATGTCTTTCATAGTCCTGGCGTCGTCCGCCATTTTGGGCTTTTCCTCGGTTTTTCCCAAGGCCCAGTCGAAAATTGTCTTCAAGTAATCGCTGTATTCGAGCACCGTTTTCGCTGCGTCGAACAGCGGCAGAGCCCCTACAACGAATGGTTCCAGCACGCTAACGATGCTTCCCGGTCGGAGCTGGTGCACGAACATTTGAGTGCATTCGGCATCGGCTGGAGAGTGAAACGCGGAAAGATAACGGGTGTATTCGCTGGATAACGCTTCAAGGCTCTGCGCGTATACGGAGGCGAGAACCGGTCGCCTGTTGTCGATGACGAAAGCCATCTGCGTGTTGCTACCCGTGTCGTCCTTGATTACTTCGCTCATGTGACGGTTCGCTCCCTCAAACTCTAACCTTGCTCGGCGCCACGATGTGGCCGCTCATGCCATTGCTCCGCCACGCCAGATCACGCGCCCCATGATCGGGACCTCGTGCATCGATGCCGCTGAAACTTCCTCATCGGGATATCTGGCCTTGTCCGGGTTATCGCTGCGAATCAGCCAGCTCCCTGATATCTGCTGCGCCATGCGCTTGATGCTCAAGCTGCCGTCCGGGCGCCGGATGGCGTAAACCTGGCGATCACGCGGCTCAGTGTCGGAGCTGTCGAAGAGCACTACGTCACCGTCGAATATGAACGGCTCCATGCTGCTGCCGCTGGCGTAGATGACGAACAGGTGCTGCGGCTTTGCGCCCATGCGGCGCAGCCAGTCGCGCTTGAAGGCAAGGCCGCCATTCACTTCGACGTGATCATTCAGGGCGCCATCACCGCAGGCGCCTCTGGCGTCGTACTGCGGTATTAGGGCGTAATCGTTCTCGCTGGGCGAGTGCCCTGGCCCTGTGGATCGCTCGCCGACCTTCAGGTCATGGGCGGCGCCCTGGTTCTGGTAGCTGCTCTTCGCAGCCTGCGCCATGGATGAAAGCTCTGCGGCCAGGCGTGGGCTGAACCGATCAACGGGCTCACCGATCATGATGCTCAGGACCGATGCGAACCTAGCATTCAACGGATTGGTGCCGTTCAGGTACATGGCGACGGCGGCCGGAGATATCTCTGCGGCATCGGCCAGCTTTGCCTGTGTCAGCCCGAGGGAGCCTTTCTTCGACATGAACAGGGCTTTTGCCGCTTCGCACTCGGCCCTCTGTTCTGGCGACAACTCTTTCTTTCTGCTCATGCGCGCAATTTAAACCGTTCGTTAATTTCTCGCGCCAACCGGCGGTGTTGTAATCTTCCTAACCGGCGGTTAAGATTCGCTCAGGTTCACTGACTAGAGATGCCGGAATGAAGAAAAAACCATTGCCAGACCTCGTTGCCGAGAAGGGTCAGGCAGCCGTAGCGAAGGCTTTGGGCGTCAGCCCGGCGGCCATCAGCAAGGCCCTGAATGCAGAGCGGGAGATCGTTGTGACCGTGAATCGCGACGGCTCCATGACGGCTCAAGAACTCAAGCCGTTTCCATCCCAAGCCAAGCGTGCGGCGTAACCAGGAAAGGAAATCGACCATGTACCACGACCCCAGACATCTGCGTGACCACATCACGAAGGTCCGTCTCGACGAAGACACCGACGAGCTTCTTCAGTCGTTGGCGAAGTTCCATCGCACCCAGAAAGCCGTCCTGGCTCGCGAGCTGTTGGAAGCCAGCCTGCGGGACATGCTTTCGCGCCTTGAGGATACCGAAGCAGAGCAGATGGCCTGAAGGGTCCAAGGAGGCCCTATGGGTGATCAAGAAGTCGCTCTCGATGAGCGCTACCAGCGCGCATTGCATGAGCTAGCAAGGCAGGAAGGCAAGTCGCCAGAAGACCTGGGCGGCGAGCTGATCAGGGATCAACTGCGAAAGATCACTGAGCCGAAAGGCAACACCGGCAAGGTGCAGCCGTTTCGGAGAAGGGCAGGCCCTGAAAAGGGGCCGAAAAACGGGCAATAAAAAACCCAGGATTGCGGCCTGGGTTCTTCAACAACGAACTAAATCTGAGGGCTCAATAATGCCTAATCTCATAGCTGATAGCAACACCCTGACCATGAGTAGCCGCGAGATTGCTGAGCTGACTGGAAAGCAGCATCCGCACGTCAAGCGCGACATCGAGAAGATACTGAAGGAACTGGAGAAAGATGCATCCACTTTTGGACGTATCTATCTGGACGGGATGAACCGCCAGCAGACCGAGTATCTGCTCGACCGTGAGCTCACCGAAACCCTGATCACCGGCTACAGCATCAAGCTACGCCACAAGGTCATTCGCCGCCTGCACGAGCTGGAGCAGATGGCGTCTGCACCTGCAATTCCTCAGACGCTGCCTGAGGCGCTTCGACTGGCTGCGGACCTCGCAGAGCAGAACGTCGTGCTACTGGCTAGCAACCAGAAGCAGGCCGAGAAGATTGGCGCGATGGAGAACCTGTTCCACGAGGGCATGACCATCCCGCAGTTCTGCAAGGGCCTCAATGGGGTCAACGTCATGCAGGTCTGCAGCTTCCTTGAGAGCCGCAACTGGCTCTTCAACGAGAGCAAGCATAGCACCCGCTGGCGCGCCGCCTCCTACGCTCGTGACCGTTACCTCACCGAGCATCAGGCAACCATAACCCCGCACGGCTCCGAGCCGTTCACGGCGTTTACGCCGGTCCTGCTGAAGAAGGGCGCGATTCGCCTTTATGACATGTACCTGAACAGCGAGCTTCCGATGAAGAAGACCTGGGACGGTTTGTTCACCCACGACAAAGCTCTTCGAGGTGCCGCGTGATGGCTCGTTCCCGAAATATCAAGCCAGGTTTCTTCCAGAACGAAGATCTGCAAGAGCTGGACTTTGCCACTCGCCTGTTCTTCATCGGCCTCTGGACTGAAGCCGACAAGGAAGGTCGTCTCGAAGACCGCCCGAAGAAGCTGAAGAACGCACTCTTTCCGGCTGACGACGTGGAAGTCGAGCAGATGCTGGACGGCCTGGCCGCATACGGATTCATCAGCCGCTATGAGCGCGCCGGCAAAAAGATCATCCAGATCGTGAAGTGGGCGAAGCACCAGAACCCGCACCGCCGCGAAGCGCCTAGCACTTTGCCTGCCGAGACCGATGAAGTCGTGGAGGAAGAGCAGCAGGCCGAATCAGGGCCTCAAAAAGCTGAAACCGAGGCTGCCTTCGAAACCTTCTGGAAGCTGTACCCGCGCAAGACCGCCAAGGACAACGCGCGCAAGGCCTTCGCGAAGATCAATCCCGATGCCGGGCTGCTGGCTCAGATCCTCGAATCTCTGGCCAAGCACTGCACATGCCAGAGCTGGCTGAAGGATGACGGGCAGTTCATTCCGCACGCCGCCACCTGGCTCAACGGAAAGCGCTGGAACGATGAAGTGAAGCCGGCTGCGAACGTGCACCACTTCCCCGGCGCTTCGCGTCACAGCGGGTTCGATCAGCGCGACTACAGCGCCGGCTTGGTACAGCGGGAGGATGGCACCCATGGCTTCTGAAAACGTTGTGAGCATCGCTCAGGCGGTCTCGGCGCCGCAGTTTCAGCAGGCAATTTGCGAAACGCATGGGCCTTATCAGCAAAAGCTGACCAAGATCCTGACCAAGGTTTTCAGCTCGCCTTGCCCCGTGTGTCATGCCGAGCAGCAGGCGCGCGAACTGGAAGAGAGGACTGCCAAGGAGCGCTGGCAGCGCCGAATGGACATGAACATTCGACTTGGTTCCGCCGCCATCCCTAAGCGCTTTGAGAGCAAATGCTTCGAGGACTACAAGGCGGTCAGCCGCGGACAGGTCAAGGCTTTGGAGGCTTGCATCGATTTCGCGGAAAACTTCGAAAAGCACAGCGACGCCGGACGCTGCCTGATGATGCTCGGCACTCCTGGGGCCGGTAAGTCCCATCTCGGAACCGCTATCGCAAACCACGTGATCAAACATCGCGGGGCAACTGCCGTGTACCGGACTATCGGGTCGGTATTCCAGGCGATTCGCGATAGCTACGGCGACCAGTCGAGCAAGACTGAAGGCCAGATTCTCGAGCCTCTGATTCGCGCTGATCTTCTTGTGCTGGACGAGGTTGGCGTGAGCAAGGAGCAGCCGAGTGACTTTGAGCTGCGTACCACTTTCGCAATCATCAATGGCCGGTACGAGCAGAAGCTGCCCACCGTGATCATCTCCAACCTGTGCGTTGACGAGGTGAAGGTTGCCCTGGGCGAGCGCTCTGCTGATCGCCTGCGCGAGGGTGGAGTGATCGTGCTCCTATTCAACTGGCCGTCAGAGCGGGGTGCCATCCAATGAAATGGTCCAAGCGCTCTGACTGCCTCGCCGTGAGCGACAGTAACCCGCCTTACAAGGTCGCCAAGTTCATGGTTGGCGACCAGGCCAAGTACCGGGCAAGCGTTCACGGCGACTTCATCGGCCGCGTGTGCGACGACGCCAAGGAAGCCCAAACCATCTGCGAAAACCACCTGCAGATCATGGGCGCCGACATGGAGGACGCAGCATGAACGAGCGTCCTACCAAAGAGTTCCTGGCCCCGCTGATCGTCGGCCAGACCGTGCGCGTGACCCGGCATACCGGAGACGTGACCGGCCGGATTGCTGACATCAAGCCGCGCCTTTTTATCGTTCGTGTTGGCCGTGAAATCCGCCGCTTTCTGCGCGAGGACGGCGGTGCTTTCAACGCGCCTGACAAGTCGACCAAATCCTGGCTGCTGCCGCTGGAATGGAGGATCGCCTGATGTTCGATCAACTCCTGCCAGGCGACAGCGCCTTGATAATCCACGCGATTGGCTCGCCCGAGCTGATCGGCCATTGCTGCGAAGTGCTGGACGTGCTG